TAGGGACGATGGCCGGCTGGTTCACCCAGGAGAACTACGTGAACCACGAAACAGGTGAATCCAGCGCCACGATCCGGTTTCCCTTGCCAAACGATGGCTATTGGGAACGCCTGATCGATCGCCCGGCTCGTTTCGGCAAAATGAAGGCGCGCTTTAAACCCAAGTACAGCGCCCTGGGCCACTGGTGGTGCCCTCCGACTGTCGACCTGACCACCGTTGAAGAACTGTGGATTGTTGAAGGTATTTTTGACGCCGTCGCCTTGCTGCACAACGGGATCAACGCTGTGTCCGCGATGTCGAGCGTCAGCTATCCCGCTCATGCCCTGGAGCAACTCGCAGAACAACGCAAAGGCAACCTTCCCCGCCTGGTGTGGGCTTTGGACAATGAGCCGACAGCCCGAAGCTACCTGCAGCGCTGGGTGAAGATGTCCCGACAGCTAGGATTCAGCTGTACCGCTGCCCTGATCCCGCAACGTGACGGCCGCAAGGTTGACTGGAACGACCAGCATCAGCGGTGGGCCTTTGAAGAAGCCGACAAGCGCGACCAACGTCGTAGCCGTGACCTTGAGATCGCACGCCACGAAGGTGACCTGCTATTGGCACCCTCGCCACGCGATAAGGCCATCCTGATGTACACCTGGGAAGACGCCACGTCCGAATTTCATTTTGAGTTCGGGAGCAAGATGTACTGGGCGAAGTTCGACCTTTCGAAACTGGAAGATGAACAGCGCGCTCTTCTCAACAGCGAAGATCACGACGACCAGCAGCTCAACGATCGGCAGGCACGCAATAAGGTGCTGGAGTCCGTCTGCGGACTAAAACTGATCGCCAACTGTAATTTCCAGGCCCTGTACAAGCAGGTAAACGAAGTCACCGGCGACGCCTGGTTCTATTTCCAAGTGGATACCCCGAGCGATAATGCACCCGAAAAACACACGTTTACCCCTAAGCAGATCTCTTCCAGTAGCGAATTCAAAGCGCGCCTGATGAACGCCAGCGCGAGCTGGCTCGGCACCCAAAAGCATCTGGACCAGATCATCGTCCGTCAAACGGAACGCTTAAAAACGGTCGAGACGATCGACTTCCTCGGTTACAGCAAAGAGCACAAGGCTTACATCTTCAACGACATCGCGGTGCAGGGCGGGAACGTCTACAAGGCCAACGACGAAGACTACTTTGAGTTTGGCCAAGTCCGCGTCAAATGCCTGATGAAGTCGATCAAGATCAACATGGCAAGTGCTTCGAAGGGCTACCGCGACGACTGGTTGCCCAACCTCTGGCTGTGCTTCGGGGAAAAAGGCCTGGTAGCGCTCACATACTGGTTCGGCTCCCTATTCGCGGAGCAGATCCGGGCCGACTACGAAAGTTTTCCGTTCCTGGAGATGTCCGGCGAACCTGACTCAGGCAAAACCACGCTGATCAAATTCCTCTGGAAACTGTTCGGTCGCCTCTATGAGGGTTTCGACCCGGCCAAAGGTTCTATTTCCGGTCGTAGCCGAGCAATGGGCCAGGTATCGAACATCCCACTGGTACTGCTTGAGGCCGACCGTAACACCGATGCAGAGAATGCGAAGTCGTTCGAATGGGATGAATTTAAGGACTACTATGGCGGAGGTCTGCTGCGGACCCGTGGGGTGAAAAACAACAGCAACGACACCTACGAACCCCCATTCCGGGCGTCCATTGTCATCGCGCAGAACGCCGGTGTGTCGGGCCATGAAGCGATTCTGAGCCGGATCACAAAACTGTACTTCGCGAAGCCCAACATCACCGAAGAAAGCCGCAAAGCAGCGGACGCTCTGGTGCAGACAGAGGTGGGCGACGTCAGCCACTTCATGGTTAAGGCGATGAAGGCGGAACCGCAGGTTATGAAACGGTTTGCGGAGGCCTACCCAAAGTATCGGGCCGAGTTGTGGGCCAGTAAAAAACTCTCATCTGATCGAATCATCCGCAACCACAGCATGTTGCTTGCCCTGGTCGACTGTCTGCAGCTCGTACTGCAGGTGCCTGATCAGATGGTGCGCGAAACACGCAAATACATCACAGGGATGGCCAACGACCGCCAGGCGGCCATCACCACCGACCCACAAGAACTGAACGACTTCTGGCAGGTGTACGACTACCTGGAGACGCTCCCCGGCAGCCCACTGGTCAACCACAGCAAAAACCCGGGCGTCATCGCTATCAACCTCAACCAGTTCGCAGAGGTTGCCCATGAACACCGCCAGCGCATCCCCGACCTGGCCACCCTCCGCCGGATGCTCAAAGACGGCCGGACCCACAAGCTGATCGAGGCGAGCAAACCTACCGAGAGCGCAATCCGCGCAAATCTGCAGGCGCGTACTCCTTTGCAACCGGTGCCGCAGTCGGTTCGATGCTGGCACTTCAAGGCTTAGTTGGTAGTACATGCAAACCGCAGGTAATAGATCTAGCAGTTTGCATCCTAATTTCTAACAACAATGCCCCGGCTGCAGCGCTAGACTGCCCGGGGTGCTCCAGCTTACAGAGGGCTAGCAATGAACTCCCGATCGGACAACGTCCTGGTATTCACTGACCTGCAGCGCATCACCGGCTACCAACGCCGCTCTGATGTTGAACGGTCACTGATTGACCAGGGCGTTCGCCTGTTCCGTGGCCGCACAGGGCCGTGGACAACACTGGACCTTATCAACCAAGCCGCAGGCATGACGCCTGCCGCTGCAGAGCGATACGACGCCGACATCCTATGAGGAAAGCAAGGAAGCGGAAGCATAATCCGCACATTCCCTCCCACATCGATCAGGCCGCTCTCCCAGCGGCCGTTTACTTTGATCAGCGAAACGAAGGGGTTTGGTACACCCTTCATCGTGATGAGACAGGTAGGCAGCGCCGGCGCAACATAGCGCCGACTACCGTTTCGCTGGCAGAGCTACACCAAATCATGGACGAGGCTTCCAACGTCGACCGGGGAACGCTTCGCTACGTTTGTGCGCAGTTCCACGAAAGCGATCGGTACAAGAAGCTCAGTTCGAAAACACATGACGATTATTGCTACTCCCGCGATGTGCTTCTGAACATTCCCACCAAGCTAGGAAAACCGCTGGGGGATCTGGCTGTTCGGAAATTCACCTCTGCCCTGGTGCAACGGATCGTTGACCGACTCGCGGACGAAGGCACGCCATCGAAAGCCGCTCACGCTCTACGCTACCTACGCCGTGTACTGCAGTGGGGCCGCAATCGGGGTTTCCTAGACGTGAACCCTGCCCTGGGCATTGAAGCGCCCGTGGAGCGCAAACAGCGCCGCCTGCCGAATCACCTGGTCATGGATGCTCTCATCGACCGGGCAATTGCCAGAGGTTTGCTGCAGCGCAACGAGAAAGGCGGTTGCCCCGAATACCTTGGCTACGTCATGGAACTGGCCTACCTCTGCAGGTTGCGAGGCATCGAGGTTGTGACACTCACCGACGAAAACGAGTTGGTGAGCGGAATACTGACCAATCGCCGCAAAGGAAGTCGGGACAATATCGTGCGTTGGACCCCACGCCTGCGCAAAGCTTGGGACAACGCTAAAGCTTATCGGAACAAGATTTGGGCCAAGCGCAAAACTGCGGTTCCGATCACGCCGTCACGTAGAACCATCATAGTGGCCAGTCACGGTGGGCCACTTCGCAAAACCAGCTTGGACACGGCGTGGCAACGCTTCATCACCCTGGCATTAACGGACGAGTTCATTACGCCTGAGCAACGGTTTGCCCTTCACGACCTAAAACGACGCGGCATCACCGATACGGTGGGTAATCGGGCGGATAAGCAAGAGGCCAGCGGTCACCGCGATCCTAAAATGATGGACGTTTACGACTACAGCGTCCCCACCGTCGCCCCGTCCGCGAACTGAAGTTTCTCGTGATAAAGCTATCGTTCCCACACAGGAATAGATTATACAATCCGTTTAAGGTACCTAGCCTAAAGTCGCTCAGCCTGTCTTTAGTTTCAACAGAATGGACTCATCATGACTCAAAAAGAAAAAAACCCTGTAGCAACGAACCAAAAATCTAGCGAGCATAACGACGCAACCCAAGACACCAAAACGTGTTTCGTTATCATGCCAATCGCGGATATGGATGGCTATGACGCCGGCCATTTCACGAGAGTTTATGAACACTTAATTAAACCTGCATGTATCAAAGCTGGATATACGCCTCACCGTGCGGACCTGGTTGCCGCGAGCAACTACATAATAATTGATATTTTAAGAAAAATTGTCGAAAGCGACTTAGTAATATGCGATCTAAGCGGGCGAAATCCTAACGTCTTGTATGAACTAGGCGTCCGACAAGCATTTAACCTGCCCACGGTCTTGATTAAAGATCATATAACGCCTCGAATTTTCGATATTCAGGGCTTAAGGTGCGTCGATTATGGACACTCTTTGAGAATAGACGAGGTCCAAAAAGAACAAGATAGCATTCGCAACGCAGTAGCTGAAACAGCTGAAAAACCTAATGACTTCAACTCTATGATCCAGCTACTAGGCGTTAGCCCGGCCGTGTTGCCCCAACGAGTTGAACTGTCAAATGATACAAGCGTAATACTCCAGTCTTTAAAAAATATATCGTCAAGGCTAGCAGAAATCGAGGCTTCCCCCACTCGTAACATACCTAAGCGAACATTTACTTATACGTCCAAGGTGCCGAGATTTGATAATGAAAGCGAAGCTTTCATTATCAATGGAGAGACCTTTAATGCTGGAGACACTGTGTGGCTGAACGGCGTGGACTTAGGGTCGCTCGTTGATTATGACTCATCAGGAATAACAGTAAGAGTGTCTGATGGAAAGCTGCAAAAAATACCCCACACGCTCCCAGATTTTTCAAAAATATCCGGCCTACCGTTTTGATTACAAAAACCATCAGCGCCGCCTCGCCTGCTTTCTAAACCGGGATGGCGTTGGTTATGCTACGTAACAAGCAGCAAGAAGCCTCCGGTATGCGCAGCTTTCACGTAGCCTCGCACGTAACAAGATAAGTGCTAACCGATTGATTTATATGGAATGTTTAATTGACTTGTAATCAGTAGGTCCCGGGTTCGACTCCTGGTGCCGG